ATTCAGCAATCCATGACGGTAAACAACCGCCGTATGGTTGGACAACAAGTAGCGCGTTCGGGTTTCATCACCGTTGCGCAATATTTAACTGCCGTGCCTTGGGTGTTTACGGTAACGCCGCACAACTATTTGTACTATCCGCAAGTTCGCGATGTAATCCAAACCATTGACAACCTTGATAGGCAATTACCTGAATACATAACTTTTACAGGCGCTAATCTTGGTTGGTTTACTGAAATGCGTGGCACGGCTACAGCGGCTACGCTAAATGGCACGCCCGCGGCAAATACTCAAACACTTGCATTAAATTCAAACGGCACTTTTAAAGCAGGTGATTTTTTGATGGTTGGCGGCTATGTTTATAAAGTAACCGCAGATAGTGCGGGTTCATCCGTAAATATTCATCGACCTTTGATTGGAAATCCCGCATCAGGTGCAACGGTTTTGTTGGGCAATAATGTTTCTTTCAATGTTGTTGCAGAATCATGCCCAACATATACATTAAATCCAATGACTGATGGCGCGTTCGTGCAATGGGATTCGCCATTTATTTTTAGAGAATACATCGTATGACAACAATTAACGCGGTAACTGGTTCGCAAATTAACCATGCAGAATTTGTAAAACTTACCGTTGGTAATGCGGGAACTGTTTACACATTTTGTAATGCCGCCGCACCTATTACGGTTGGTGGAAATACATTTTCAAACCTTGGTGCATTGTTAAATGTTGGAGATGTTCAGCGCGACATTAAAGCAACATCCGATGACATGACCATTTCGTTAACAGGTATTGATTCAGCAAATGTTGCGTTGATTCTTAGTAGCGATATTAAAGGTTCATTGGTGGAAGTTTGGCGCGGTTTTTTTAATTCAAATAACCAAATCATTACTACGCCAACAACACAGTTTTTTAAACGCTACCAAGGCATCATTAACAGCGTTTCAATTACCGAAGATTTCAACAGCGAAGCAAGAACTAGGATTGCAACTTGTTCTATTTCTTGTTCATCAATGCGCCGCATTTTGGAAAACAGATTGTCAGGAATAAAAACCAATCAAAACAATTGGCAATTTCTTTATCCAAACGATACATCAATGAATCGAGTAAGTGAAATTTCTAATCAATATTTTGATTTTGGCGCACCGCCTATGAAGCAAACACAAGCAAGCGAAACAACAGTTACACAAGTGGAAGATTCATCGGGAACTGGTGGAATGTAAAAATGATAAGACAAGCGACAAGATACGACATACCTAGATTGTTAGAAATTGTGGAGGCTTACGCTTATGAAAACCCAATTAAAAAACTTGGTGAATCGCATAACCACTTTCCCCGTTATGTTGAAGAACTATTGTTTAGCATCATTCAAGGGCGCGGTTTCATTTATGTGGATTCGCATTTGCGCGGCGCGATTGTGGCTTACAAAACTTCTAACATTTGGTCACCTAAAGTAAAAGAATTAAACGAACTATTGTGGTGGGTTGAACCTGAATATCGGAATGGAACAGTTGGTGGTAGGCTTTGGAAAGCGTTTGATGAACGCGCACAAGATATGTTAAAAATGGGCGAAATAGATATTGTTTGCACTTCAATTTCTGCTAGTGGCCCGTTGATTGATTACACGCGCAGGGGATACAAACCCCTTGGCGCAACTTTTGTTAGGGAATAAAAATGGTTGGCTCATTAGTTGCGGCTTCAGTATTTGGATTAACAGCGGGAACGATTGCGTATGCCGCCGCAGTTTTTGCGGTTAACTTTGCGTTATCTTCAATTGTTACCCGTATGTTTGCCGACAATCCCGAAGGTCAGCAAGATATGGGCGTTCGCCAACAAGTTCCCCCAAGCGCAGTAAACGCAATTCCTATTGTTTATGGTAATGCGTACATGGGCGGTACATTTGTGGATGCGGTTCTAACTGAGGACCAAAAAACAATGTACTATGTTTTGGCTATTTCTTGCATTAGCCCAAATGGTCAATTTACTTTTGATACCGCCGATATGTACTACGGCGATAGAAAAATTGCTTTTGGTACAGGCGCAGATTCAACAAAAGTAATTAGCCTTACCGATGAAGCAGGGAATGTAAACACAAAGATTAGCGGCAATCTTTACATCAATCTTTATACATCTAGCGCAAGCGGTGTAATTACATCCGCAAATGGCGCGTCAGCACCTAGCACCGTAATGGGCGGTTCTGATATTGCCGTTGCCCAAAGATGGGCGGCAAGCAATCGCCAAATGAACGGATTAGCTTTTGCTATTGTCAAATTGGTTTACAACCGTGATGCTGACACTACGCAACTTTCTCCCATTACATTCCATGTAAGCCATGCGTTAAATGGAACGGGCGTAGCCAAAGCGGGCGATGTTTGGTATGACTACATTACAAGCCCTATTTATGGTGGCGCGGTAGATACTGCTTTTGTTAATAGCACAAGCGCAACCGCATTAAATACTTATGGTGACCAACTAATTACATTTACTGATTCAAGCGGCAATCCATCAACACAACCGCGTTATCGAATCAATGGCGTATTAGATGCGGGCCAATCAGTTCTTTCCAACATTGACCGCATCATGTCAGCGTGCGATTCATGGATGACCTATAACGCCGCATTGGGTCAATGGTCGGTAGTAGTCAACAAAGCCGAAACTGCCGCGTATGCGTTTACTGATGACAACATTGTTGGCGAAATTCGCGTTAGTGCAACTGACATTACTTCTTCAATTAACCAAGTTGAAGCGCGTTTCCCGTTTAAAGAAAACCGCGACCAAGCCGCTTTTATTAACATTGAAACACCTAGCGGTTTACTGTATCCCAACGAACCCGTTAACAAATATTCAATTACTTATGATTTGGTTAACGATTCGGTGCAAGCACATTACCTTGCCAATCGTTTGTTGGAACAAGCACGCGAAGATTTAATTGTTTCTTTCAGCACTACCTATTACGGCATCCAAGTTGATGCGGGCGATGTGGTTAGCGTTACCAATGCTGATTACGGATGGTCAAGCAAACTTTTCCGCGTAATGAAAGTTAACGAAGCATCATTGCCTGATGGTCAATTGGGTGCGCGTATGGAACTTAGCGAATACAACGCGCAGGTTTACGACAATCAAGACATTACGCAATTTACGCCCGTTCCCAATTCGGGTTTAGCATCACCTACATATTTTTCTTCTTTAGCCGCACCTACAGTTGTTGGCTATCCAAGCGCGACATTCCCTCATTTTGATGTGACGGTTTTTGTTCCCGTAACAGGTCGCGTGACATTTGGTAATTTGTTTTATACGACAAGCGCAACGCCTACATCCGCTGATTGGAAATTGTTGGCTAACGCATCAACAAGTAATAGCCAACCCGTAACTAACAATACTTATTACACTTTTGCAAATCAAACGCTTGGTGCGGGTACTTATTACTTTGCTTATTTAGTAGGCAATGAAATTAGCCAATCAACTTTGAGTACAAAAAGTACCGCATTTGTTTGGTCACCCGTAGGCGGTACAACAGGGCCTACAGGCGCGACAGGGCCAACAGGTTCAGGTACAGCAGGTAACAACGGTTTAACTGCTTTAACGGCTTATTTAATTCAAAGCCAAGCATCAAGCACGCCATCATTTTCCCCAACTACATCAGGACCAACTGCGCCATCAGGTTGGTCATTGACAGCGCCTAGCGTTCCCGTTGGTCAAGTGATGTGGTACATCATGGGTAAATACAACAGCAATGCCGTTACGGTAGATGGTGTTGCGGCGGGAACAACCGCATGGACAGGTCCAGTAGCGGCAAGCATTTTTCAAGACATTCGTTCGGATAACTGGAACGGTTCAAGCCCCCCCACGCTAGACCCTAACACCCCATCAACTTGGGGTACTTTGGGTTATTACATACAGCAAGCAACGGGCTATATGTATTTGAATAGCGTGTTTGGTAGAGGTGTTGCTAAGTTTGATGGAAACTTTGTATCAAACACTTACAGCACCGCAATGGAGGCAAATAAATCTTTAAGTTCTGCTACAGGTTTAACGGCTTATTCGCAAACAACGCTTGGTGTTGGTGGTGCTATTCGCGCCTATAACCAAAGTTCAACAGGCGGCGGTAACGCAATTTTTGCCCAACATACTGCATCTAGCGGCGGTGTGGCAATTTATGGTTCTAATAGTGGCGCATCAGGTCGCGGCATTTTGGGTAATGGTCAAACTGGTGTAGAGGGCGTTGGTAGTATTGGTATTTCAGGTGTTGCACTTTATTCAAGTGGAACAATTGCGGGTCAATTTAGCAATCAATACCCTAGCGGTATTGCAGTAGATATTCCGTATGGAACTATTCGTTATGGCGCTACCGTTATTGATGTGCCGCCTACATCAAGTGGATTAAGTTATTTCTTGCGTGGTGATGGTACTTGGCAACTAATTGGTTCGCTTGGTGGCGGTACTGTTACACAAGTAAACGGTACTGGTTCAGTTTCAGGATTGACATTAACGGGAACTGTTACAACAACAGGTAATTTAACCCTTGGCGGTTCTTTATCCGTAACGCAAGCAAACTTAATTGCATCCGCACCATCGGCGGCTTATTATTTAAGCGGTAGTGGTTGGACTTCAACTAGCCCCGTTATGAGTTTGGCGGGAACTAATAGCGGCACGGCTACAGTTTCTAGCAACACACTAAACATTGTTGGTTCAACATCTACAGGAATTGTTGGCGCTTATATTGGAACTTCAGGTTCGGGTAACACCGTTACTTTGGATGTGCGAACAACAAGCCCATCAGATATTCGATTAAAAGAAGAAGTAGCCGATAGCGATTTGGGATTGGCGTTTGTTAAACAACTGCGCCCCGTGTCGTACAAACTTATTGCTGACCCCAAGCACCAAAAAGGTTACGGCTTTATTGCTGATGAAGTAGAAGAAATTATCCCAATTGGTTCATCATTGGTTTATGAAGAACCCGATTGGAAAGTTGGCGATGAAGTTGGATTTAAAACAATTCACTATCCATCGTACATTGCAGTATTGACCAAAGCAATTCAAGAACTTTCTGCACAAGTAGAAGAATTGAAAACACAGTTAGGTAAACCATGAACATCGAATGGCGCGTTCTTTCAATGAAATGTTTTTCAAACTTAGATGGTTTGACGGATGTGGTGTATGAAATCAATTGGCTTTGTTATGCAACCGTTGATACTTTTGATGGTGCAACACAGGGTTTTGTTTGCGTTCAATACAACCCTGATGTTCCCTATACGCCATTTAATGAATTAACACAAGACCAAGTTTTAGTGTGGGTCAAAAATGCAATGGGTGAAGTTGCAGTTATCCAAGCGGAAGAACAAGCGGCAACATTTGCTAATGAAAAAGCAAATCCTAAAACGGTAACGCCGCCCTTGCCTTGGAATTAAAAATAGATAAAATAACCAAAAGACAATACACCATTAGCCCGCAAGAAATGCGGATGTTCTGACTAAGTTTAGGGAACGCTAACATGGCGATTTTCAATAAAAATACTCTTGCGCAAGTAAGTGGTTTTGATAACCCAATCCTTGCGGGTGAATTGGTGTGGGATCAACAAACCTACTGGAATTTGACATTTACAAATTCTGCAACAGGTGAACCCGTTGATTTGACAGGCGCAACCATCGATGCGCAAATTGTTCGCCGACAACTATCCAACATCATTGATACGCGTAACGGCTTAACTTTTGATATTGCCGATTACACGCCTACGCCTAGCGCAATCCCTTTGACCGTGACAAACATTGTTGCCGCGTCAGGTTCTTGCACATTGGTTATTGATGCGGGCGCATGGTCGCTAATGAGTACCGACCCTGAATTAGAAATTAACGCAACTGACCCCGTTGGTTATTCAGGTCGCGTTAAAGTAAGTTTCCCGCAAGTTGGTTCTACGCCCGCGGATGATTCCATTATTTTCTTGTTGTTCTTGGTTCGTTCTGATGGTGTGGTGGTGTTATGAGCAATATCAAAGTTTCGGTTCAAGATGGCAACAATGTAAATTTACAGGTAGTACCCCAACCCCGAATTGATTTAAGAATTGACAGGGCAATTAGTGGTGCTACAGGCCCTACAGGACCGCAAGGTAGTGGCCCTACAGGTCCAACAGGGGCTACAGGGCCAACAGGTGCGCAAAGTACCGTTCAAGGTCCTACAGGCGCTACAGGACCTACTGGCCCAACAGGTGCGCCATCTACTGAAGTTGGCCCTACTGGACCGACAGGCCCACAAGGTTCACAAGGCGGCACGGGAAACATTGGCCCAACTGGACCACAAGGCGTTCAGGGTATTCAAGGTATTCAAGGCATACAAGGTATTCAAGGCCCTACAGGACCACAAGGCGCTAACGGTAATGATGGCCCAACAGGTCCAACTGGCGCTAGTGGCGCTAACGGTTCTACTGGCCCTACTGGTGCAGTTGGCCCAACTGGTGCGCAAGGCGTGCAGGGTAACAATGGACCAACTGGCCCACAAGGTTTGCAAGGTGATACAGGCGCAACTGGACCAACAGGCCCTACTGGAACACAAGGCAATGTAGGCCCAACTGGAAGTATTGGTGAAACTGGACCAACAGGGCCTACTGGTGCAGATAGCACGGTTGCAGGTCCTACAGGACCGACAGGGGCGCAAGGCGTTCAAGGCGATGTAGGCCCAACAGGTTCACAAGGTATTCAAGGTGAACAAGGCATCCAAGGTATTCAAGGTGTAGCAGGTCCAACTGGACCGCAAGGCATCCAAGGTAATACTGGACCTACGGGCGCGACAGGTACAACTGGCCCTACAGGGGCAACAGGCGATACTGGACCGACAGGCCCAACGGGTGCTGATTCGACAGTAGCAGGGCCAACAGGTCCTACAGGCCCACAAGGTGCTGATGGTCAATCATCATCGTTTTACCAATATCAAGCCGATACAAACCAAACATCAGGTACACCCGTTGCGGGCCATGTGTATTGGAACAACGCAACGCAAACATCGGCAACCGACCTTGTATTTAGTCATTTAACAAGTAACGGTATTGATGTTGATTTGTTTTTGTCATTTTTAAAAACAGGTGACAGTATTGTTTTGCAAGATGCAAGCAATTCAAACAACTATCAAAAATGGATTCTGACCGCTGACCCAACAACAGTACCAAACACATCGGTCACTTGCCCCGTTACGCTTTCTACATCTAGCGGCACAGGTACAACTGGTTTTGCTAACAATCACAATTTGATTGTTGTTTTGCAATCCGTAGGTGTTGTTGGTCCAACTGGTGCAACAGGTCCAACTGGCCCTACTGGTGCTGATTCAATGGTTGCAGGTCCAACGGGCGCAACAGGTCCTACAGGTCCAACTGGTTCGCAAGGTGCAGTAGGTCCAACTGGTGCGGTTGGTGCAACTGGCCCAACTGGTGCGCAGGGCATCCAAGGTGTACAAGGTCCAACTGGCCCACAGGGTATTCAGGGTGATCAAGGTATTCAAGGCGTTCAAGGCCCAACAGGTCCTACTGGTGCGCAAGGTATCCAAGGCGTAACAGGTCCTACGGGCGCTGATTCAACCGTTGCAGGTCCTACTGGCCCGCAAGGTAATGTAGGCCCAACTGGACCTACTGGCGCACAAGGTACGCAAGGTATTACAGGGCCAACAGGCCCGCAAGGTATTCAAGGCGTTCAGGGTGTACAAGGCCCAACTGGACCGCAAGGTAATACTGGCGATACTGGTGCAGTTGGCCCAACAGGACCTACAGGTAGCACAGGCGCAACTGGTGCGGTAGGTCCAACAGGTCCAACAGGCGCACAAGGTATTCAGGGCGTTGCAGGGCCTACAGGTCCACAAGGTATTCAAGGTATTCAGGGCGTTCAAGGCGTTGCAGGGCCAACAGGACCTACAGGAAGTACAGGGGCAACTGGTGCGGGAGGTCCTACAGGACCTACGGGCGCACAAGGTCCTACAACATATCCCGCATCAGGCGTTGCAGTTTCTACTGGAACGGCTTGGGGTACATCACTTGTTGCGGCTACAGCTAATACTGCTTCTGCTTTGGTTCAGCGTGATGCGTCAGGCAACTTTAGTGCGGGAACTATTACGGCTACTTTGAGTGGTAATGCTTCTACGGCTACAAGCGCAACAACTGCAACAACTGCAACAAATGTATCAGGTGGTACTGCAAGCGTTACAACGCTAACAACTTCTTCAACTGTTACTCTTAATGGAGGCACGGCAAACGGAGTTACTTACCTAAACGGTTCAAAGGTTCTGACAAGTGGCTCTGCGCTTACTTTTGATGGGACTAATGTCACCAATGCTTTGGGTGGTTCTTACTATGCCGTTAATTCAAACTATGGTGTAGGCACTCCTGATAGCGCAGGGTTGCAAATTTTTACTGCATCAGGCGATTCAATTCGTTTGGGTACAAGGGCAACGGGGACATTCACGGAGTTGGCTCGATTTAATGCAACAGGTTTAGGTATTGGTACTGTAAGCCCAAATGCAAAACTTGATGTTAATGGAGAAATTAAAAGCGGTTTAGCCGCTAATGCAAGTCCTTACACACAAGCACGATTAACTGCATATAGAGATGGTTCTAACTGGGGTTATATTGCATACGGCAATGACGCTAGTATGCGTATCGTATATTCAAGTGCCGCAGGAAGTTATCCAATGTATTTTGGAACATCTACTGCAACTGATAACACAGGTACATTTTCAGCAAAAATTACAATTTCAGGCGCAGGTGGTTTTTCAGTAGGTACAACTGCCGATGCGGGCGCGGGTGGTATCTTTGCCACAGGCAACATTACCGCTTATTATTCTGATGCTCGATTAAAAACTGTAAAAGGTAAGATTGAAAACGCATTGGATAAAGTAGCAACGCTATCAGGTGTTATCTACACAAACAACGATGTTGCTAAATCATTTGGCTACGATAGCGATGAAGAACAAGTAGGCGTGTTGGCACAAGAAATTGAAGCCGTGATGCCACAAGTTGTTAAACCCGCACCATTTGATTTAGATGAAAATGGCAATAGCAAATCAGGACAGAATTACAAAACGGTTCAGTATGACCGCCTTGTTCCGTTGCTGATTGAAGCCATTAACGAATTGCAAGCCAAAGTTAAATTGTTGGAGAATAAATAATGGCGGTATCTCTTGTATCAACGGGCGTACAGTTTCCCGATTCAACCATTCAAACAACGGCGGCTACTGCTAGTTCTCCTCCGGGGCTAGTGCTTGTTTCTGCTGTTACGCCAACAGTTTCATCTACTATTGCTTTTACATTTTCAAGTAGCTATGACAACTACTTTCTTGTTTTGGACAATATTGTTTCCGCAACTGGCTCTCCATCACTTGCAGTACAGGTTGCCGTTGGCGGAACTTTGCAAACAACAGGTTATTGGACAGGCGGTAATTTTGCTCAAGTAGATCCGGGAACAGCTAACTATTCGGCAAATAGAGGGGCTTGGAATTTAACCACTTCACCAGTAGATAGTGTTAATGCAAATCGAAATATGTTTGGAATTTATTGGTTTCAAAATGTTAACGCAACGGGAACTTCAGTAAAGAATATGTTTGGTCAATCTGTGGTCTATTACAGCGGCCCAACTGGTGCAAATTTTTACGGTTCACTAAATGGCGGCGCATACGAAAATTCATCCGCTTTATCAGGCATGACTTTATATTGGTCAGGTGGTCAAAATTTTGCGGCTAGAGGCACAGCAAAATTGTACGGATACAAAAATTAAGGATTTATCATGGCAAGATTTCATCAAACACCTGATGGGCTTATTCCATTTACTGACGAGGAAGAAGCGCAATTTGACGCTATGGCGGCGCAATATGAAGCTGAACAAGCAGAAATCGCAAGAATTCAATATAAGAGTAGGCGCGCCGCTGAATATCCATCAATTAACGATTACATTGATGGCGTAGTAAAAGGTGATGAAGCGCAAGTGCAAGCATACATTGATGCGTGTTTAGCCGTAAAAGCAAAATACCCTAAACCTTAATTTGTGGCACAATTGAAAGCATGAATATAAATGAACTTAAATCATTGCTTTCATACGAATCCGATACTGGTGTAATTCGATGGATTGCTAAAGGTAAAGGGCGCATCAAAAAGAAGGAAGCGGGTACGCTATTGCATAGCGGCTACGCGGGTATTTGCATAGGCCCGAAGCGTTGGCAATCGCATAGGATTGCATGGGCTTTGCATTATGGCGAATGGCCTAAAGACCAAATTGACCACATCAACGGCATCAAAACCGACAACCGCATTTGCAATTTGCGTGAAGCAAGTAACGCGCAAAATGGCAAAAACCTTGGTTTGTCAAAAGCAAATAAATCAGGTGTTAAAGGCGTTTATTTTGATAAGCCTAATAACAAATGGCGGGCTTTTATTAAAGTAAACTTTAAGCAAATTGACCTTGGAAGATATGTTAATTTGCAAGATGCAATCAATGCACGAATGATTGCAGAACAACAATACTTTGGTGAATGGAATAGGACAAGATATGAAAATAGCAATCAGCGCAATTAGTAAGAACGAAGCACAGTTTGTACAGCGGTTTTGTGATTCGGCTAAAGATGCAGATTTAATTTGCATTGCCGACACAGGGTCAACCGATGACACAGTAAAACTAGCGTTGGAATGTGGTGCAAAAGTTCACGACATTTGCATTAGCCCATGGCGATTTGATTTAGCGCGTAATGCGGCTTTAGCATTGTTGCCGCGTGATATTGATGTGGTGATTAGTTTAGACCTAGATGAAGTGTTAGAAGAAGGTTGGCGCAAAGAAATTGAACGCGTATGGGAACTAGGCAAAACTACACGCCTAAGATACAAATTTGATTGGGGTTGTGGCATCAGTTTTTTCTACGAAAAGATTTTTTCACGGCATGGTTATAGGTTTTGGCATCCAGTCCATGAGTACCCCCGACCTGATGGGCGCATCCAAGAAATTTACGCGCATACCGATATGCTATTGGTAAGCCATCACCCCGATAATACAAAATCACGCGGGCAATATATGCCTTTGCTTGAATTGGCGGTTCAGGAAGATAAGCATTGCCCCCGTAACGCGTTCTATCACGCACGCGAACTAACTTTCTACGCCCGTTGGCAAGAAGCCATTACAGCGTTGAATAAGTACCTTGCAATGCCCGAAGCCACTTGGCAAAACGAACGATGCTATGCAATGCGTTTGTTGGGCAAAGCGCACGATGAATTGGGCCAATCCGTAGAAGCACATAAGTGGTATCGTTTAGCGATTGCCGAAGCGCCTAACACCCGTGAACCTTGGTGCGAACTGGCAATGTTCTGTTACCGCCGTAGCCTTTGGGTTGAATGTTATTCCGCGGCTAAATCAGCGTTGGAAATTAAAGATAAGGCTTTGGTTTACACAATGAACCCCGAAGTTTGGGGCGCACAACCTTGGGATTTGGCTAGTATTTCAGCATGGCATCTTGGTTTAAAAGATGAAGCAACACAACTTTTACAGGAAGCAATAAAATTAGAACCCGACAACCAAAGATTGCGTAATAACTTGCAATTTATGGATTCTGATTTTAAAACTTTTGATGTTGTAAACCATGAACGAAACGGATGCACGATTGAATAGCCATGAAGCCGTATGCGCATTGCGCTATGAGCAGATTAACGCACGCCTAAAGCGTTTAGAAGGCATCCTAATCAAAACCGCGGGCGTAATGCTTGCAAGTATGGCGGGCGTAATTTACGCATCTTTGGTACATTTAAAATAAATATAAGGCCATCATGCGGTGGCTTTTCATAATATTTTTTTCGGCAACCATAGCCGCATCTGACAAGACAGAATATCGTTGTACCCGTTGGACTTGGGCGGGTGATGTTTATAACCGTAAGGTTATTTGCCTTGAATGGGTGAAGGTTGTACGGAAATGATAGACCCAATAACGGCGCTAGAAGGGCTACAACAGGCAATTGGGCTTGTTAAAAAGGCTAGTAAGGTCGCTAACGATTTAGCGGGCCTAACGCCCATGATTGCCAAAATGTTCGATGCTAAAAGCGTTGCAACAAAGGCAATGGTTGAAGCCAAGCGTTCGGGCAACAAATCTAACCTTGGCACGGCATTACAAATTGAAATGGCTTTGGATGAAGCCAAGCGTTTTGAAGCCGAACTAATGATGTTGTTTCAGGCTACAGGGCGTGCTGATGTATGGCAAAAGATTAAAGAACGACAGCGGCAAATGGATGTTGAAGATGCCCATTTAGCCCGCCAAGCCAAAGAAGAAGAAAAGAAAAAGAAAGAAGCCGAAGCCGAACAAATGGCTTGGGCTATTGGCATTGTTGTAATCGTTTTGTTTATTGGCGCTATTGGTTGGGGTATTTCCGAAATTCAAGATGTTTGCGCTAAAGCAAGGTGCGGGCGGTGAATGAGTATCAAAAGCAATTTGATTTGTTTTTAAAAGTATTTGTTCGCCTATGCGTTGCGTGGTGGGTATTGGGATTTCTAAAATTTTTACCTGACGATTTGTCTAACAAAATTGTTAATAAATTACTTGGAATGATTGGACTTTAAATGTTAACTTTGCTTTCTACCCTTATTAGTTTCCTAATGTCAGGTACGCCTAAGTTTTTGGAATTTTTCCAAGATAGGGCAGATAAAAAGCATGAACTAGATTTAGCGCGAATTCAGATTGAACGCGAATTGGAATTGAAGAAAGCGGGTTTAGATGCACAAGAACGCATCGAAGCAATCCATACCGACCAAATAGAAATGCAAACAACTGCGCAAACAACACAAGCGGTTATTGGTGCGCAACAAGCCGAAATGCAAGCCCTTTACGCGCATGATGTGGCGATTGGGCAAGGCGCATCAACTTGGGTAACTAACTTGCGTGCGGCTACGCGTTCATTGCTGACAATGGGATTTTTCTTGTTGTTGGTTTTGATTGACATTGGCATTTTTATTCACGGTTGGCGCACCGATGCGCCGTTCAACGATATGGCTAATATGCTTTGGGATGAAGATACCCGCATTATGTTTGCCGCAATTATTACTTTCCACTTTGGTGGGCGTGCGTTTGGTAAAACATGAAAGTTTCAGATAAAGCCATTGCAATGATTAAGCACCATGAAGGTGTTAGGCAAAAGCCGTATCGTTGCCCTGCTAAGTTATGGACCGTTGGGGTAGGCCATGTGCTATACCCCGAACATGGCAAACTTAAAGTAGAAGAACGCGCCAACTTGCCTTTGCGCCCTGAAGATGAACGCATCTTTTCAATGGATGAAGTAAATGCAATTCTTAGAACTGACCTTGATAGATTTGAACGCGGTGTGGAAAAGTTTTGCCCCGTACCACTTACACAAGGTATGTTTGATAGCCTTGTTAGTTTTGCATTTAATTGCGGTTTGGGAACATTGCAAAGAAGTACTTTACGGCAAAAATTATTGCGCGGCGATAAAGAAGGCGCGGCAGATGAATTACTGAAATATTCAATGGCGGGCGGCAAGGTCCTAAAAGGATTGCTTAACCGCCGCAATGATGAACGCGCTTTGTTTTTAAGTTGATTCTTTTACAAAGATGCCATCTTTATTTAGATAGCCTTTGCGATGTTTGATTTCATCGTATGCGCCTTTAAGACATTCGACCAAATCTAAATCAGCGCAAGCGCAACCCATAATTAGCGTCACCAAAATATCGCCGTAGGCATCTTTCATTGCGGCTACATTTTTGGCTTCAATTGCTTCAAACAATTCGTTTAGTTCTTCTTGGGTTTTCAATGCTTGCGCATAAGGCGTACTGTTTTGCACGATGCCGCGGGCTTCACCCCATTGGATAACTGAAATTTCTACATTGGCATAAGACATTGCCATTCCCTTTCGTTTCTACCTGAATTTGATTTAACGGTGTTACCCGTAAGTTGAATAAGGCCCAAGATTTTCATTTCGTTTAATCGCCGTGCAACCTGATTACCGTCAAGGTTAGTACGCGCCGCAATGCCATCTTTTCCAAGTGGCCCATGCTTGATTAAACAATTCAAAATTTCTTGGTGATGATGTGAAACAGATTCTTTAATTGATTCTGCCGCTTCAAAAGATGTTAACGGGTCATGCGCCCGAACCCTTGGAAAATCGGGAAACACTTTATCAAATAATTTTTTATAGTCCATTGTCTTATCCTATATTGGGTGGGGTACTAGCGTTCGTCCGGCATTTCTGCCCGCGTTCCCCCGTTAATCAAAATGGTATATCGTCATCAGGCATTGGCGCGGCTTGGCGTTGCGGCGCGGCGGTGCGCGGCTCAAGTGGTGGCCTTGCACTTAACCAACCATCCCAACTAACGGGGATATGGTCAATCTTTAAACTGATACCTTGTTGGCCTTTATCCCAAAGCGTACCAATTTTAGAAAAGCGTTTTTTGTTGTTGCCTTGGGCATCGGTGTATTCACCGACAACAGCGATAAGGTCTAATTTAGTTGACATGGTTCAATCTTTCTTTCAGTTTGGAAATCTTTGCATCAAGTTCGGCTAAGAACTTTGTTACTTCTTCTTCTAGCATTGCAATATATTTTTCATCGCGTTCAATTTGCGTTACAAATAATTGCAATCCATTAGGTAGGCGTGGGTCAAACGATACAAAATCGCACCACAAGCGCCCCGTACAAGCCATTTGCCATTGCATTTGTGTGATGTACTTTGACGGTACTTGTTCGTTAATCAATGTATCAATGTGCGTTGCGGTGTTTGGGCATTTAATTTCAATCAAACCTGATTGTGGCGTTAACCCATCAGGCGAAGCCCCTGCGCGTTCAATTGTTGGATGTGGAACATAACCAACTTGGTCAACCAAAACATCCGCATAAGATTCATACGCGGCACGGGCTAACGGTTCGGTTTCCGTACCCCATTGCATAGCCGCATTGCTATAAGATTCTGCAACGGTGTTGGTCATGCGTTCGCAAATCAATTGCGCCATGTAATTTTCGCGTGATGCTGAATAACCGCTTTTGGTTTTTGCGATTACATCAGCAACGCGGGATGCCGTGACATTGCCCAAGCGGGCGGCAAACCATTCGGGCGTACCTTGTTCAATCATTTTTTTCCTTTACCCATGTGCAACCAAAACAAATTTTCATCATCAAACGCACAAACCAATTTGGCTCACATCCTTTTTTTGGGATATACACAATCCCATCATTGACTTTTGGTTCGTTGCCAAACATATAGCATTTCCATTCAGACCTTTCGGGTATGCAAAACTTGTATGTACCCTCTGCTTTGTAAATGTCGCTATCAAAGAAACTTGTTTCGCTAATTGGTTCTTTATTCATAGTTTGGCTTTTACTTTATCTTTAGCGGCAATCACTTTCTTTTGCCAATCAGAATTGCCATTGCAAGCGGCGTAGGCGGCTTTGTAGGCGTTCTTTAAACCATCTTGGTCGGTTGATGCGTCAATAGCCGCCAAGTGGTCCATAAGGGCGTTTTCATCTACGCCTTTTGCGGGAATGGTTGCCAT